AGTAGCTGACAAGACAATCCAGATTACAATAAATCGCTTCATTTTTCTTCTAGCTCCTTGATTTTCCTTTCATAAAACTTCACTTTCTTTTTCAAGAAATCACGCTCTGCTGACCGTGAATGCGCCAAAGATTTAATAGTGGGCTTAGATAACTCCGCTATTCTTTCATTCGCTAATTCCAGCGAGTGCTTATAGCCCTTGAGTAGCTCTTCATTTATACTCATCATTCTACCCTTTCGAGCTTTACTCGATATAAGCGCTCTCCTCGATACTTATTCTCTAATCGGGTTCTACATTTGATAGCATCCTCTTCTTTTTTGAAAAAGTGGGTTTCGTCTACCATGTTGTCAAAATATAATGTCACAGTGAAACTCATATTTATACTCCTTAACTTATTTTGTGGCTTTCCAAGTCTCCGAATTCGTGGCCGTGGTTTACAAAGTACGAGCCAATCAGAATGGCATCTGCCTCGTCGTCTTTAACGTCTAGGTCGAACATTTCGGACACTTTAGCAACGGATTGCAACTTCATAGACTTCTTGCTACGGTCTTTATAGCTGAACTTCCAATACTTGCGCCAGGTAGACACGTTGACAAAATACACATTGTCAGCGACTAACCGTCCAAGAATGATGCCCGTTACAATTCCGATACTGATCATAGATTGTTGATTAGGTCCCATGACTGAGTTCTTCTCGACCACAATCGACTCAAACGGTCCTTCATAGGAAGCTAAAGCTCTTAATTGGATAAGCCTCAATTCATTGGCCATGAAGCGCCCACGCTCAAAGAATGATTTGCTTTTATGTTTCAAGACACCACTCTGGACAAGGTCAGAGCCTTCAAATAAGGCCCAGCCTGTCGCAGAAGTTGAAATGTCTAACGATAAAGTCAGATTTTTCATTGTAACTCCTTCGCTATTGCAGAAATAACATTGACTGTCACGCTATTGCCTGCTTGTT